GAGGGCTGGGCCGCCGCCGACGACGAGAAAATCGCTGCCCAGCGACTTTGCGGAAGGCAGCGCCTCCAAATAGACCGGTTGCGCGCCCGCGGCATGGCGATGCTGATCGCTCAGCGAGCCGCGCATGGACTATAGGCCGACGCTCGCCCGCCGGGCGATCATCAACGCGCTGTTCGATCTGCTGGTCAGCGGCTGCAACGCGAGCTTCACCTGCGATGCGGCGGCCGGCTCGCCGGTGCTGAGCAACGTCAGCTCGTTCACCAATCTGCGCCTCGGCGCGCCGGTCAGCGGGCCGGGCATCCCGGGCGGCGCGAGCCTGGTTGAGATCGCCGCGCTCGACCCGGCGAACAGCCAGGTGACGTTGGATTCGCCGCTCACGGCGGGCGGCGGCGGCGTGCCGCTGTTCTGCGGATTCCAGACCGTCGGGCGCCGGCTCAAATCGTGGGCGCAGGTCGCCGCGTTGCCGGCGCTGTTCGTGCGCCATATCGGCGGCGAGCATCTCTATCGCAACGCGACCTCGGCCTCGACGATCATCACCCGCGGCGGCCTGCCGCCCTACGTCTTTATCGATGCCCAGGTCTGGATCTATTCGGTCACCGGCGTGGATGCGATCCCGGAGGACGCGGTCGACGCGCTGATCGACATCGTCGAGGCGGCATTGCAGCCGCGCCCGATCGGCTCGGCGCAGACCTTGGGCGGCCTCGTTCGCGACTGCTGGTTCGACGGCAAATACACCGTCGACCCGGGCGATCTGGACGGCCAGGCCAAGGCAGTCATCCCGGTGCGCATGCTAGTACCCGGCGTCAGCCCGCCCGGCGTGGCGCGCCCCTAAGCCTTCACAATTCAAAATTCAAATCAAGGAGTAGTTGACCGATGACCTCGGCCTTCCAGGACCAATTGGGCTTTGGCGCCGGCGTGCTGGTGGGCCAAGCCGTCGGCGGCAAGACGCCGGTCCGCTTCGCGGTTCTGCAGGATTGCAGCATCGATTTCGTGCCCAAGATGGAGTCGCTTTACGGGCAAAACCGCTACGCCATCGCGCTCGCCACCGGCTCGACCAAGACGACGGTCAAGGCAAAGTACGCCGGGTTTCGCGGCCGGGCGCTCTATGACCTCTATTTTGCCGGAGCCGGGGCCTCGCTGACGACCGGCACGCGCGCCCAGTTTGTCGACAACGAATTGCACACCGGCGTCGCCGGTGGCTTTACGGCCGCCAATCTCGGTGCGGGGTTCCTCGCTGACCAGGGCGTCTATATCGTCTGGTCTGGCAAGCCGCTTAACGGCTTTGACCCGACAGTCATCGGCGCCACCGGCGATTACACGGTCGACGCTGCCGGCAATTACGCGATCGCCTACGCCCCGACCCCGGCCGACCTCAACCCGACGACGGGCGACTTCGATCTTTATGTCAGCTATACGTTCACCGACAACACGCAAGGCACGCGAATCGGCTTCGGCAACCCGCGGATGGGCACCAACCCGGTGTTCTCGGCGATCATCAATATGGCCTATGACGGCCGCTCGGCATTGTGGACACTGCCGCGCTGCGTCGCCAGCAAGATGAGCTTCCCGACCAAGCTCGACGGCTTCCAGATGAACGATTTCGAGTTCGAATTGGCGGCCGACATCGCCGGCAATCTCGGCACCCTCGACACGGACCTCTAAGCCCGCATGACCGACACCGTGACGGTGAAGATCGGCGGCGAGGACATCGTTCTGCCGCTGATCATGAATTTCGCCACACTGAAGCGGGCGTGGCCGGCATTGCTCGCGTGGGATGCCGCAGACGACCCGGTCGCCAAGACTTCCTCGGCGCTCGCCTTTGTCGCCAATGTTCTGGCCAAAACGCGCCCCGACCTGACGCAGCCGGCCCTCGAGGAGAGATTGCGGGTCGCGCGCTACAAGCCAGGCACCGACGAGGAGATAGAGCACGACGAGCGCCGCAGCCTCAACCAGGCAGTGCGCCAGCTCGCCGTCGAGTCGGGGTTGGTCCCTCAGACGCCGCCGGAGTCCCCGGCGGCAACAACCGAGAGTCCTTCGATGGAGACTGGGACTACCTCGTCGCCGAGCTAGCCGCTGCCGGCATGGAGGGCGGCTCGCCCTTGCTGATCTGGGAGCGCTGGACCTTGCCAATGTGGTACACGCAGGAGCGCTACTGGTCCGACCACCCGCGGCTCGACCGGCTCGCCGCCGCCTATCTCGGCGTCAAGCCGCGCAAGACCCCGCCGCCCGGCGCCCGGCCCGCGGTCAATCTCGACTGGTCGCTGCTCGACAAGTGACAAACCCCTACTACTGGTCGCCGCACTGGCGCGAATTGCGCGCTGCCGCGTTAGAGCGCGACAGCGGCCGGTGCACGGCGCCAGGATGCTGTGCCGCCGCGGTGATCGTCGACCACATCCAGACGCGCCCGCGCGTGCCCTATCCCACCTCGGCCGACCGGCTCGGCAATCTCCGCAGCCTGTGCCGCATGCACGACAACCAGATCAAAGAACAGAACGGTGCACGGCGCCGAGGCGGTCGCCTCGCTGCGTGCGTCGGTGCTGATGGCTGGCCGATCATCTCTAAACCGGAATAAATGGCCGACAATCTCTCGATCAACATCACTGCCGACACCGCCTCGCTGCGCGCCCAGTTGGCGATCGCGCAGGCGGATGTCCGCGCGTATGGTGCCGAGGTCAGGAAGCTCGCCGGCGAACTGCGCAATGCCGGCGACGAGGCCAAGGCCGGACTGCAGGGCCAATTATTGCAGGCGGCCGAGCATCTCGATCGCGCCGGGGCCGCTGCGGCGCGGTTCCGCGGCGAGCTCGCGCCGGTCAGAGAGGCCGCGCATGAAGGCGGCTCCGCCCTCGGGGTCTTGAAGGAAAACGCCGTTGAGCTCGCCGGCATCCTTGGCGTCGGGTTCGGCGCCGAAAAGATCCTGGAACAGGTCAAGATGCTCGCCGAGATGGGCGAGAAGACCGAAAACATCGCTGCGGCGATCGGCACGACGCCGGCACGGTTTTCCGAGCTCAGCGGCGCGTTGCAGTTGGTCGGCGGCGATGCCGAGGCGGCGCAGCGCAGTATCCGCCAGCTCGAGCGCAACATTGAGACCGCGCTCGAAGATCCCAAGAGCAAGCAGGCGCTGAATTTCGGCGCGCTCGGCATCGACCGCAGCCAGCTCGAGGCGGCGCAGCGCGACGTCATCGGGTTTCTCGAAGGCCCGTTTGCCGACGCCTACAAGAAATTTGTCGTCGATTCAGCCAACCCCGGCACCGGGACTGCCGAATTTACCGAATTGATGGGCCGCGGGATGCAAAATCTCATCCCGCTGATCAAGGAAGGCTCGGCCGGCGTTGCCGAGTTGGTCGCGCGCGCCAAGGCGCTGGGCGGCGCGCTGAGCGACGCGCAGATCAAAGATCTCGCCGAGACCGCCAAGATATTAAACGAGGTCGGCTCGGCGTTTACCGGCCTGAAGGTCAAAATCTTCGAAGAGTTCAAGAACCCGATCGACGAGTCGGCGACCTCGCTGCGCGATTTCCTGACAGACGGCCGGGACCTCATCACCTTCCTCCACGAAGTCGCGGGAGCCGGCCAGGGGGCGGCTGATTTTCTGAATAAAATAACTGGTGCCGGCTCGCCGGAAGCGGTGAAGGGTGGGTCCGAAAAGGGCGGCTGGTGGGAGTCCGTCGACGAATGGATCAGGTCGCATTCAGGGATCGGCGGCAAACTCTTGCCAAATAGCTGGACTGAGACTCACCCATTTTTCGGGCCGCGAGCTCCGGGGGCGGCAACTTTTGGCGGCGGCGACCGGCACGACGAGGGCGATAGTCATAAGGGACAGATCACCGCTTGGCTGGCCGAGCATGGGTATGATGCCGACCACGCCGCTGCTGTCTTAGGTAACGCATCTGTCGAGAGTAGCTTTCGGCCGGATGCGCGGAATGCGACTGGGCATTTTGGCCTGTTTCAGTGGGACCAGGAGCGGCAGAAGCCGCTCGGCGGATCAACCGACATCACAAAGCAGATGGAGTTGATGGACGCCGAGCTGCAAAAGCTCGACCCGGCGTTCAAGACCGCCTCGGGCTCGGTCAAGGAATTGACCCGGCGCTTCGAGCAGAAATTCGAGCGCTCCGGTGGTCAGCTCGAAGGTCAGCGGGAAGCCGCGGCCCACGAGATCGCCGGGGGCAAGAACGTCACGCCGTCGCCGTTGCCGGTCAAGCAGGCGACCGAGGACCTCAAGGAGCAGACAAGGGCGCTCGAGGACGAGCTGAAGCTCAAGGAAAAGGATTTTGAGCTCGAGACGGTCAACGCGCGCGGCGACCAGAAGACCCTCGACGACATCAACCGGCGCAAGCGGGCCTTCGAGGAGGAAATCCTCGTCAAGAAGCAATTGGCGATCGCCGAGGCGGGGAACCGCACCGAAGGCCTGGTGACCGGCGACACGACCTCGATCCAGGTCCGCATGAAGGGCTCGGATATCGAGGCGCGCAAGGAGCAGATCCGGAGCGAGGAGGAAGCCGCCCGCCTGGCCATCTCCAGGCAGGAAACCGAGCGCAAGATCGCCGACCAGAAGGAAGCGACCGATCTGCAGCGGGTTGAGGGCCAACGCCGCACCGGCGACCTGACGATCGACGCGGCGGCCCAGGCCGAAGAGCAGATCGTCCAGAAGCACGCCACGGCCGTCGGGGAGATCCTCGCCAAGGAGACGGAACTCGCGCAGGGCTCGATCAAGCTCGCGCAGGAAGTTGCCAACCGCAAGGAAGAGCTCATCGCGAAGAGCGCCGAGAAGATCAAGCAGATCGATGATAAGGCCAGCGAGGAGCACGCGGCGCGCGCGCATTCGATCGACGCCGAGCTCGCCGGTGCCGCCTCGGGCGCGATCGTCAACACCGCGTGGGGCAAGGGCGGCGGCATCCAGCAGCAGCTCGGCGGGCTTCTGCAGGGCCAGGAAAAGAAAGCACTCGATGCGGTCGGCACCAGACTGCTCGATGCCTCGGGGGTCGGCAAACTGTTCGAGGGCCTCGGCGACAAGCTGTTCAGCTTTCTGCCGGGTGCAGGCAAGACAGCGGGAGAGACGGTTCTCGGCACGGCTTCGACGACGGCTGCTGGCCAGGTCGCGGCGCTCGGCGCTGCGGCATCCGTCGCTGCGGCCCAGATGTCTGCCGGGGGAGCTGCGGGCGCAGTCAAAGGCGGTGCCGGCCTTCTCGGGGATCTCCCCATCATCGGTGGCCTGTTCGGCAGCGGCGAAGCTGTGGCCGGTATCGGCGGGGCTGCGACGCTTAGTTCTGGCACCTCCGCACTCGATGCGCTTGCGCCCGCTCTTCTGGCAGCAGAGGGCGGTGCGGTCATTCCAAGCGCCGCCGGCGGCATGACCGTCAACGACGGCAAGGGGGGGCGCCTGATCATCGGTCACCCGGACGAGATGGTGCTGCCGTCGGGGATCTCGGTCGGATTGCAGGACATGATCGCCAAGGGCAGCGGCTGGTCGATCCCGCGCGCGCCGGCGCCCAATACGATATCTCCCGCACCCGCCGGCGGGGGCCAGGGGGGCGACACGCACATCACGCACAACTGGGACATCGACGGGGTGCTGTCGACGCACGACTTCCAGCGCCTCTTGATGGCGAATTCCGACACGATCGCCAGGGCCGGGGCGCGCGCCAGCCGCGATTTCAGCCCCCATGCGCGCTAGGGTGTAATCAAATTTCCAATATCCTCTACCCGATATTTCCGGGGCTGGGGTACAGCGTCATCAAGACGCCGAACTTCAAGACGCGCACGCAGCGCGCCGTCTCCGGCCGCACCTTGCGCAGCGCCGATTGGGTCAACCCGATCTGGAACTTCACGCTGACCTATGAGTGGCTCGACGACGACAGCGCTCAGTGGGGCCGCGCCGGGATCACCTATGACATCACCACCGGCGGGCCGAGTTATCTGGCCTTTGGCATGGACCCGGCGGATGTCGGGTTCTGGCTGCATGCCGGCGGCACGGTCGTCATCGGCGATAGGGTTCCGGTCCCGCGGCCGGGCGCGGCGCTCTATACGATCACGCAGCCGGCGGGGCCCGCCTATATCGGCGATCTGACGGCGGCCGACATCACGTTCTGGCTGAACCTCGGCACGACCGTCACGCCCTACGCCGGGGTCGCGCCGATGGCGACCAAAGTCACCGCGAGTGACCTGCGCACCCTGATGAATTTCTTCAATGCGCGGTTGGGCAGCTTCGATGATTTCCTGCTGTGGGACCCGACCGACGACGACACCGTCGGCGCGCCGCTGATCCGCAACCCGGCCGACGCGACCGGGATGCAGTTTCAGCTGGTCCGCCCGCTCGCGCTGGGGGGTCTCAACGAATGGATCACCGCGCCGCATTTAGTGCGCGCGGTCTACCTCAACGGCCAGCAGACGATGGGGTACACGGTCGATCCGAGCACCGGGATCGTCACGTTTCCGGGAGCGATCGGCGCGCAGGTCGTCGTCACTGCTGACTTCAGTTATTATTTCCGGGTCACTTTCCCGGACACATTGGATTT